CCACTTCTGTAAAATTATCTGGTTCCATAGTGATAGCTTCAACTCAAACAAAAGATGAATTTCGTGGAATTTTTATGAGTGCAGTTGAGATGTACGAAAAAAATGAAGGTTCCAAAATAAGTAAAGAAATTAAAAGTATAATTGAGAAAGTAGAAAAAACAGCAATTGGTGAAGTCTATAAAAGAAATAAACTAACAACTGGTGGTCTTAAATCTTTTAGAGATAAAGTTGGAAAGGCATTTACTCTTTTAAAGAGAAAGGCATCTAAATCAGACATAGACTCCATTGTAACCTCTATGGGAAATCACATAGATGAATCCATAGAAACTCCATATGAACAAGTTGAAAAATCAATATCAACTTTAAAAAAAGAATTACAAACAGAATTGAATAACAATCAATTACTGAAACAATACATCGTATGGGAAGGGATGTCGGCGTATAGTAAATTTAATAAAG